ACCATTGCCATATGCACTATGTGAATAACCTTCATTATTTCTCCACCACATACCTACATGCGCTGTTAAATTATTATCAGCCCAACATTCTACTTGTACGGAGTTAGCGATACCGGATTCTCTAATATCTACATAGATATTTTCAGCGTTACTTTTAGATAAAGATAACAATACAGTACATTCGTCTTTACTATATCCGCTAGGGATTGGAATTGTCTGTCCGTCGGTAACTTTTCCGCTTGTAATTTTCATGTCGTCTACTAAGGCGAATCTATGAAATTCATTATTCTTATTTTTACCGTACCAACCAGGACGATTATAGCAGCATAGGTTAGCTTCTGCTGTGTAATTTTTGTTACCTAAATCAAGATTTGTAGCGTTATTATCTACGCCGCCGTCTGAAATGGTATGATAGCCACCGCCGGCTTTACGTTGTAATTTAATCGTAGCAGATGTAGCGATATTAATATCGCCTTTCATCGTGCCGCCGTCTAATGGTAAGTATTTAGCGGTTTCGGTATTAACATATTCTTCAGTAGCTAATACTTTACCGCCATTAGCTGAATTGTACCATTTAGGCTTATTTTGACTGTGTAATAATAGTTGAGAAGTAGCATTTTTATTAGCAGAATCTTCCGTTACGCCAATATCAAAATTGCCATTAGACGCAATTCTAATTTTTGTATCATAATTGCCACTTCCATTATTAAAGCCAACACTTGAATTATTAAGACTAAGATTACCAGTCATAGAATCGCCGGTTTTCTTAACATACGTTTTTTTCAATAGATCAGTAACTTCATCAGCTAATTTTGGTAAAGTAACAGATTTATCTTTTAGTTTTCTTGTTGTAACGCTTGCGTCCGGGTGGTCTAATTCTGCTAATTCTTTATGTGGTTTAATAGCGTCTACAATATCTTTTTTTGTGGCGTATACAATCGACCAATCAAGAATAACTTTAACATTAACAGCATTATCAGTAACTGTATCAATATTAATAACTCTTTCTTGAATAGGGTAAGTTTTGTCGTAAATCATACGCGCTTTATCACCGCAAGTAGTGTAGGCGTATAATTGTTCTGCCCCATTATCTACTTTGGCATATAAGCCAATTTCACGGAAATAAAATCCAGTAGTAACAACTTTGTTATTTACTCTAAATTGTAGGCGCATTTGTCCGGCGTGTACTGTTTCATTTTTAGCGATAGGAAGATATAATTTATGGCTTTTTAAAGCTGTCAAACTATCTACCGCTGTTCCAGTTGCTGTACCTTCGCCAATAGCTATTTTAGTAAAAGTTAGAACATGACCGGCGCGACCTTGCGTCAACATATCGCGACCGATATTCGTTAATTGTAATGGTAAAAAATCACCAGTTTTATTAGGCATATAATAATGTCCTTTCTAGTATCTACTATGATTAGATAAGTCTTTAATATATTCTGCTTCCGTATCTTTAACTATCATCGTGTAGTCAGTATTACAAGGAATATATATTTCTTCATAATCAGATACAACGCCGCTAAAATATACTTCTTCGCCTAAATCGGTATGAGTGATAAAGTAAAATCCTAAATGTGCCGGCTTCCATTGGTGTATTGTATCTAATAATTCTTCCCAGTTAGTAATACTTCCGTCTTGTACCTGGTATTCTAATTGGTATCTATCATAGATTTCTGTTATTGTTCCGTCTTTGTTTTCTACATAGGTATTTAATAATTCAGTTAAAAAAGCTATGGTAGACGTCTTTTTAGATTGCAATTTATTCCAGATACGTTGTCTTCTGTTCTCAACGGAATCAGATTCATTAACTTTTAAGAATAAATCATTTTCCCATAGCTTTAATCCCCATGTAGCTGTAGAAATAAAACATTGATTGAATAGATCTAGTAATGTTTCTTTTTGTCTATCGTGTTCTGCTGATTGACTATCCCCTACCAGTTTAAATGTAGTGGAATTTTCAGAAAGAAAACTAGGTAAATAACGTAGAATATTAGTATCTTCTTGACGTAGAAAGTCTTTACCAATCGTTTTATCAAATTTAGCCATTAATATTCACGCTTCCAATCTTCGGTAGTTTTCCATTAAGCTGTATAGAACTAGATTGTCCATTCAAAGTGATAGATGCAAAATCAGTATAGCCGGCATTAAATAATTGTTTAGCTACATCGGCTTGTGTAACTTTATTGAGTTTAAAGCCATTCTTTTTAAAATATTTAGTAAGTCCGGCTTTAAATAATTCAACTGTTCCAGTACCTTCTACGCCATTAACTACAATAGCAATAGTCATAATTTCCGGAGTAGATACAATGACTTTAGCGCCTGCCGGTCTAACTGTTTCGATGTAGGCTTTAACCTTATTAATTAAATCTTGACTAGCTTTTTCGCCGTTACTGTCTACGATAGCTACGCCTACTGTGCCATTCCCTTCTACTAATTCAGTAACTTTACAGCCACCAACACCAACAATAGAAGTAGCCCAATTATTATAGTGATATATATTCCCGGAAGTTGCCGGAGTACGAATATAATCGCTGTAGCGTTGGTATAAGGATTCGTCTGTTTCTTCATCGAAGCCGTCATAAGTAGGCTTAGGATTCGTTACAGCATTAACGCCGCCAATACTCATAGGAATAAGCGTTATTGTATCTGCTTCGATATTGTATTCTGCCCCTGGTTTTTCTGCTTCGATAGGGATATTAGCTTTTCCGTTATCTTCGATATAAGATTCTTCTGTAGTGTAGAATTTATGTCCGCTTGTACTTTGGAACAAACTTCTAACCGGAATCCATGCAGAAGCATTACCGGTAACAGTAACTACGCCTTTTGCTTTAGCTGCTAATTTTCTATCTATCCCAAAGTCTTTACATTTTTCTGTTAAATAATCGCCCCAGGACGTAGAAGCAAAAAAGGCATCGCGTAGCATATCCATTTCAAAATAGACGTTTTTAAATTCTTCAGATGTAGAATTTACAATATCCCTTTTAAATGTGCCTTCGATAACGCTTTCTTCTGTGCCATTCTGTTTGATGTAGTCTACTAATCTTTGTTGAATGGTATTTACATCTTGTGCGCCAAATATATCGGGCATTACATCACCACCTTAATAATTGTCTTTTTATAAATAGATGTAAGGGCTATAGTAATTTCGATAACGTCTTTTTCTTGCTGTGTTATTGTCATACTATCAATACTTACGATGTAGGGATTAACTAATAAGCCTTCTTTAATATCGGCTTTAATCATTTCCCCTACATTTTTAATATTGGTATTGCCTATATATTTTTCTAATTCGATTCCGTAGCTATCATGATAGGCAACGTAACGGAATCTTTCAGTTTTTAATGTTTTATAGATCCATACTTTAAGGGCTTCATTTTCGGTAACTATAATATGCTGACCTTCTGCATTTTTTAAGAATCTATCATTTTCAAAGTCCCAGGCATATTCTGTTAAGTATGGTAGTTTACTTGTTGATACAGTAGTATTAACTGTACTATTGATAAATGGATTAGCCATACATTACCTTTCTTATAAATGTACTATTTTGTCTAAAATAATATATTGCTGTGTAGTGCCTTCTACTTGTTGAATTGGCATGATAGATACATATTCGCCAGGCTTTAAGGTATCAGTATAGATAATGTTATCTGTATATGGATTATTAATTTCGTGCGTATGACTAGCAAATAAGGAATATCCACCACCGCCAGAACGTGGCTGCGTTTCAGATACGATAACGCCTTTAGCAGTCCTTTCATATCCAATTAATAGATATTCGCTAATCCATACGTCTTCTTTTTCTAAAATAAAGTCTTTGTATTGGACTTTAATATTAGGCGGCGGCGCTAATACCTTACCTATTTGTATTGTTTCGGGTTGGTTATTTTTAGCTACGCCATTTAAAATACCTAATAATTGAGATTCTGGAGTTTCATTCATGATATATTATCTTTCTTTTAATAGATAATTAAGTTACTACTTGCGTAAAATCTAAAGTTAAAGTCATTGTATGCTGTCCATTGCTGAATGAATGACTATCTGATTTAATGAAGAATTTCCCTTTTAGGTTTTCTTCTTGTATTTCTATTGACTTACCGGCTACACAATAAATGTTACCTATTGCATCTAAACTGGCGTCAATATCTACGCTGTGTAGTAATTTAGTAGCTGCTGTTCTAGTATCTACTTTTTCGTCCGGTTTATATATATCAATGATTTTACCAAATTTATCGTAAGCCCAGTCGCCTTTAACTACTCTATCAGAAGAAGTATCGCCGTTATTATCTGCAATATATACAAGCGATACAAGATTCTCGATAGATTCGCCATGACTGGAACTAATAATATTAGTTTTGTCTGTAAGTGAAAAATTGGCTATATGTTTTGTACCATTGTTGCCAATAACAATATTATTGTTTTCGTCTATAGCCATTACAGAATACTTTTTATTGTCCTTTGTAGATTGAATATCTAGGGCTTTTTTAAATATTTCTGTAGCTGTCATACTATCGGCGATAAAATCACCTTTAGCATCAAGTACAACGCCTTCATCAAGAATAATGTTATAGCCCCATTCATTCGCCACTTGTTTTAAAACATCAAGTACAGTAGTATCTTTAAATTTTTTGTTTAGCTTAGACTTCGCAAGATAAATTAAATTATCGTAGGCTGTAAAGGTTTTGTCATAACCCTGTGTATTGCGATTATGTACCCATATCTTACCTTTAAATAGAGTGATTTCTTTTGATTCTAAGGACGATACTTCTTCAATGTATTTGACTGTTATAGTATCACCAATTTCTATATGTGGATTAACAAAGGTACTATCTTTAGTAACATTATTGAACGCGATAGTAAATTCTAGTTTTCTAGCTGCTTCTTGATTATCGCCCGACCAGGTGAAAGAGATAATATAATTGGTTAGGTCTTTATCATTGATAAAGAATTTAAATGTACTCATGATTTCACCTTAGGAGGACTATTAAATTTAGATGTAGATTCCTTTAATGGAAATTCTTTATTATTGACTACTGCGGATAAAGAATTGTCATTGTTTTTTCTAATGTTTATTAGATCTCCTGGATTAAAAGATACTTTCTGTTTACTAGCTGTTTTAATAAGGTTTTTAGCATACGATAAGTATTTAGATTGGTTTACGTCTAAACCGCGGTTATCTGTTTTAGATAATGCACGATTCAAGAAGGTTAATGGCGTATCACCTTTCCTATATACTAAGTTAGCTTTTACCTTATCTAGGGCTGTAATTTTACGTTGATTTAATCCCGTCTTATTTTCAACTTGTTTATTTGAATCCCCTATATGTTTGTATTCAGTAAGAGATAAAGAAATATCTATATCGCCTACCGGGGAAGCATCTTCATAATCAAAAGAATCAATCGTAACATCTAAATCTACATTTGTACCCACAATGGTTACATGACAATATGTATCAGATGTCCGGAGAGAATTTATCTTTTTTATGTATTCTGCTGTATCGACTGCTTTATATAAAGTATTGTCTATACCTGGTAAGAATGTAGAAAAAGATATTTTTTGTAGTCCGGTTTTACCTATCATATTAATATCGCCCAATGATTGGATATTAACAATACTATTGTTATTCGCTACTTTTACAGAATAAGAAGGCGGCGGAACTGGTAGCGTAATACTACCAGTTTTACCAGTTAAAATAATTTGTCCGTCTTCGGCTGTATTAGCTAGCATATTTTTATTGAATAGCTGCGATAGCCCTTTATTAACAATAGTTTCTATTGTGCTAGCCGTGAATAATGACATATTATACAGCCCCTTCCATAGTATTAATTGCGTGTACTTGTAACTTTTCGACTAAGCCGGAAATGATTTTATCTATATCTGCTTCTTCCCGTACTACGATAGAATCTGCCAGTTTATTAATATTAATAGAATTATTGGTTCTATTATTAACAGCGCCTTCTTTTCTACCCATTTCGCGGGCTTCCTTAACGCTTTTATCATGTGGCATAACTCTTGTACCGGAAGGAAGGTCTATAATTTCGCCGCCCTGGTCATGAATTTTAGCTAAACCGCCTTTCCAGTTTTCTGTACCGGTGAATAATAAAGGAATGTTTAAACTAAAATCTTTACCGCCCCAATTCGGAACCCAGTCCGGAATATGGAAAGAAATACCATTTAAAGCGCTAATGATTGTATTAATACCTTCTTTAATAAAAGATACTGCGCCAGATACACCGGCTTTAATACCTTCCCATAAATTACTAAAGAAGTTTCCGATAGCATTTATACCGTCATTCCAGGCGGGTACTAAAGTACCATTAAACCAATTTACAACGGAATTAATAGCATTTTTAAGTATATTCCAACCGGCTATTAAATATTCTTTAACTGTATCCCAGTTGTAATAAAGTAGCATTAATACAACAATAATAGCTGTAATTGCTAACCCTATAGGATTAGTTAGAAATGCAGTAGCTACAGCACGAATACCAATAATTAAAACTTTAAATAGTCCGCTAGCTGCTATTTGAATAATGCTAAATACTGCGCGTAATGTTTTCATATTAGCGGCGATAGTCGATACAATAGACATAGTAGTACTAGCAGCTTTAAAGAAGGCGAATAATCCTACTACTACTTTACCTATAGAAATAGCCCAGTCTAATGTGCCGTCATCTGCACGGGATATTTTTTTAGATAGATCTACAATATAATCTGTTATTTCTTTAACTTGTGGTGCTAGCTTTTCACCAATTTTATAAAGAATAGCCATACCGCTATTTTTTGCTAGTTGTAAGTTAGCGCCTAATGATTGATTCATTTCTTCATAGGCTTGATTCATAGCGCCTTGACTGTCTGTAATTTGTTGTTGTTGCTTCTTAAATGCTTCTGC